ACCTTTTCCTTTCAGTGAGTTGTTCAGTTAAACAGCCACGTCGGGAGCGTCTTCCCGCGTGTGAATTACGACTTCAAACCGCATTTGCGCCACGCCAATAGGGCGCTCACCCTCGCCATGCAAGCCGGTAACGGTTGAGCGCAATTGGGTATCTTTCGCGAATCTGGACAGGAAAGGATCGGCGAGAAGTACGGATTCCACTTCCTTGCATATTTCATCCAGCACGTCATCGAGATCAATTACGGCTTTGGCCAGCACCTTTATGCTCAGGGTGATGCGCCTGCTCTGGCGGCGCGGAAAGCTCATGGTCAGATTCTCCACGAGATCCTCTTCGGTCGAGATCAACAGGCAGGGCAGCTCTCCTTCCTGCACGGGATAAACCCGACTCTGGAACACGTGTGATCCGGTAAGGGAAAGACCCGTAAGCAGTACTGCCACGTTTTCGCGCAACTGTTGGCGGACATGGTTTGCCATTAATTTTTCGCCCTCGTAAGTAGCTTCACCTGGCGCGCCAGCTCGGATTCGAACGACTCCTCACCCACGGTGCGCACGGCGTCAATCACTATCTGGTTTTTGATGGCTGTGGGCAGGCTGATGCTGTACAGATTCACAATTGGATCCTTGTATTTCTGCTCCCCGCCCCGCGGTTTGGGCGCATCAGGAATGCTCGAACGCATGAACACACCGCGATATCCGGTGGCGGTGTTGGCGATAAAGGCATGCTTTATGGTACGTCGACTGCCGCCGACCTTAACCTGGACGCTGACCCCGCCGCCGGGTTTGCGGTTTTTCCTGCCCGGAACGTTCCACGGGTTGACTGGGCGAGCGCCGAACTCGATCAGACTGATCGGCCGACCGGCGAATTTGACCGAGGCCCGGGGATTGGCCTGCCCCATATGAGCTTTACTCACCGTGCTCGATTTTTTTACTGATGAAAGCTTGATGTTGTAAATCTTGCGTACTTCACGCCCAATCTCGGTATTTACCTTTGCAATCGCATGATTCAGCGCCCGGACAGTAGCTTTGGTCTTGATCTGCGAAGTGACCTTAACCAGGATTGATTTCACCCGGTCAGCGTTCGAGCGGATTTCTATGTTCATTGCTTCTCCAGCCGAAGCAACGTTACGCCAGTGCCATCCGGCTCGACGCCTACCACCCGATACGTCACCCTATTGCGCACCAGCTCATCGCCGTGCAGGGCATTCGGTACCGAAGCTGTGGGGCAGGTAAACACGGGCTGGCTGCCCTGGATGCCCTGCCCCTCGAAATAGGCATTGTCGAAAATGCCGTTGATGGCTGTGCCGTTGTAGGTAACAGCATCGGCAAACTCATCGGTGTCGAAGAAGACGCTCAGGTCTTCGGCGAAGGCCATTGCTTGCTACTGATCTTGTGCAGACGTCTGCACACTTTGTTCAGACTGGTTTTTCTTTCCCGGCTTCTTGATGCCGAACGCTTCCGCCTGTTCGATGGTGAGCTCGTCGTCATAGCCGATTTCCTCACCACGCTTGAATTGCACAGGACGTACGATTTCATAGCCTCCTTTGACCTTGCGCAGGTTGTGTGCGCGATCGGCAGCCTGCTCCTTCGTGAGGGTCAAAACGCCTGAATACAGCTCGATGTACGGTGCTGCGACTTTGTATTTCATGTCCGGTCTCCTGTGGTTTTTTCGTTTTCTCATGCCCCTCTGGCGAAGAGCATGGAAAAACGGGCCTCCATAGGGAAGAGGCCCAAACGCTGTACATGAAAAATCAGATCATCTGCACCTGGCAGGCGCGTTGCCAGTAACCATAGCTAACAGCTCGCCAGGCATCGATCCCGAATTGCCAGGCCTGGTTGTCGAATTCAAACTCGCTGCCCTCAGCCTTGGCCTTGAGTTCCACCTCGGTTTCGCTCTGGCGGATCAGGCCCTTTATCGGGCTATCGGTACGGTGTACCGTAAAGGTATCCGTCCAGGTCAGGCGAGGATTCATCTGCACGTCAACCCGAAGACCGGAAACAAGATTCGGATTGAGGTTTTGCTGCAACGCTGCGGTCATGAGCGTACTCACGGCAGACGTCGCCGGAAGGAACAACCCGACCGGCACCATGACCAGGAAGGTTTGCGCGTTCTCGTTCATGGGTTCGCCACGGTCATCCTTAAACGACAGGATCTGTGCAATACCCGCAAGGATGGCCTGCTGCATTTCTTCCATCGATGGGGCAGTGGGAACGCCGTGCACCAGTGCCGGCAGAGTGGAAATATCGACCGTAATCTTGTTGCTCTGCGTACCGGATGCGCCTTCGGAATGGTCCGTATCAAAGTAGTACTGACCGTCATAGCAGACGGTGGAGGCACCGTTGAGGATCAGGGTAGAGAGCAGGCTGGCCCAATGGGTGACGCTCCTGTCCGCGAACTCTTGCACCCGCGCCTGAATTTGACCCGTCTTGTCGCGGCGCGCATCACGTACTGCGATCTCCAGCGTCGCCTCGTAGTGTTTGTTGATGACCCTTTGCGAATTTTCGCTCAGTCCTTTCGCTTGGCGGCCGCCGATCCATTCCCGCATGGCAGGGGATTGGCCGAGGAAAGCGTAGGTTTCGCTTTCCTGGTCGGAGTTGAACATGTTGGAGACACCGTTCACCCAAACCAGGCCGGGATTGGTTTCCAGGCGAGCGTAGTACATGCCGATGACCGCCCGGCTGGAAAGACTACTTTGATCCATTGTTGTTGATCCTTATAAAGATTGATGGAATGCTGGATAGCCCTGCTAATCGACTGACGCTGATTAGCTCGTAAAGGCTTCGAAAGCCACCAGGCCGACGCCGCTTGAAATGAAGCGGCGCACTTTCCCGATTTTGGTGTTTGAGGTAGACACAAGCGTGAAGGTGTTGTCGTCCGAGGCATAAACGGCCGCGCCAATATTGGTGATAGCCAGGCCGGCAATCGGCAGTTCGATCAAGCCACTTGTGACAACGCGCACATTCTTTGCGGCAGCTACGCCAGATGAATTGTCTGCTTTCGCTTCAGCAAACCCGGCAAAGGCATCGGCAGCAACCAAGGGGCGTGCGTGACCGCTCGCAGTTACGATACCCACCGCTGCGCCCTCATAGATGATGTCGCTCGCGATCATGGGGATTTCATTACGATCGCCCTGCTCGTAAGCACGAGGCTGATTGGCTGCGAGCGTCGTCATGCCGATGCCGATCGCGGGCAGTAGCGATGCGTCCGCCATCGGGGGCGTGCCAAACACAAGGAAAAGGCCTGCGCATAGCAGGGCAAGACCGAGATACAAGGGGAATCTGGAGATTTTCATGGAATCGTTTCCTTCTAAAAGGGCATAAAAAAACCCGCTCGAGGCGGGTTGCGGATGGTTATTTGTCTGTCAGCAGACGATCAATTTTTCTTGAGGATGTGGACGCGGCCAGCGTTCGCGGCTTTCTCGTAACCCAGATAGCCCTCGAAGGTTACGAACTCGGCTCGTATCTTTGCATCCTTTTCCCAAGTGGCCTTGCAACGTTCCTCGATGGGCCTGTCGTCGCCTGCACCGGGCCCAGAGTTGGAGGGAGCCGGAGCTGAAGGCACGGGAGCAGGCGCGTCTTCGGCCAAATCGGTCAGCTGCTTGCCGAGCCTTGCTCTCTGCGCTGCAACAATCTGCGCGGCGGCTTCAGGACCGCTGGTCTTGCCATCGGCCTTGAGCGTGGTAATCAGAGCCTCATAGCCCGGAAGTGCCTGCGCTTCGACTGCCAGAATGCGATCACGCTCTCGGGCAGCCCCCGCAGTCTCACCTTCGGAGCGGCCTTGTGAATAGCCTTCGTTGCGGAAAGCCTCCGCAATATCGGGGTGATTTTGCGCAATGAAATCTTTGGTAATGGACATGGTGATTCCTTTGTCGGTTGAATGGATCGGTTCTTCCCTGCCAGCAACACCGGCCGGCCTGGTAGTGGGCTTGTTGCCGTTTGCCAAACTCGCAATCAATGCATCGAGGGTGGAAACACCGTCCACCAGTCCGGCATCAATCGCCTGCTGGCCGATAAAAATCCTGCCGTCGGCCATTTTTTGCAAAACAGTATCGACAGAGACGCCGCGATTGGCCGCAATTGTCTCCACGAAAATGGAATAAAGATAGTCAGTCCGCTCCTGGATGGATTGTCTGCCTTCTTCCGACAGAGGCCCATAACTGGAGGCAATGCGCTTGTATTTGCCAGAGGAGATTTCCGTGGTTTTGATGCCCTGTTTGGCTTCGGACTGGCTGACATCCACATGCCTGGCAACGACGCCGATGGAACCCACCTCCGTAGTCGGACCATCGATGTAGATGGCGGAAGCAGCGGAACCGATCCAGTAAGCAGCCGAGGCTATCAATCCGTCCGCAAAGGCTACGACTGTTTTCTGTGTGCCGGCTTCGCGCACGAGATCTGCGAGCGCAGGAGTCCCATCCACCGTTCCCCCAGGGGAGTCGATATGCAGGATGATCGAATGAACTCGAGGATCGGCCAGTGCGTCGCGGATGTCGCGTGCCACAAGCTCTGTAGATGCGCCACCGGAAATGGCATGGAACAGATTCATGCGCTTGGCAATCACACCGACGACGGGAATGATGGCGGTCCCGTCTACGACATTGTAACCTTGCGACCCGTTCTCCAGCGGCAGGCCCGTCTGCTGGCGCGCAACGTCAAGATTGATTTTCTCGCCCTTGAGGTGGGTTTCGTAGATAGCGCGAATTTCCTGGAGCTTTTCCGGCTGGATAGCCCAGGGACCATTGACGATATCGAGTAGCTTGCTCATCTTTTTCTCCAATTACGCTGCCCGACCGAGCAGGAATTCTTCTTCGCGGATCCTGCGAGTACGTCCGCGCCAGGTCAGTGTCGGGTAGCCGAGGCGCTCCGCACTTTCGATTCCAACTGTGCCAATACTGTGCGGAACGGTGGCCAGGACAGGTTGTCTGTGCTGCCGGCGCAAAGGACGGTGACCGGAACTAGGCTGAAAACCAGTGCCGGTATAGGGCACCAGAGGATGAATGTTCGCGCTGCCGAACGCCTCGATGCTCGCGATTCCGCCGACCCCACTGATCTCCTGGGGGCTTGCTTCGCCGACGAGAGGCACGCCGACAACTTCTGCCGTTGCGATATTCCCGGCGCCAGCGATGGCGACAACAATGGCGGGACTGCCGAGCGTTTCCGTGCTATCGATACCAGCAGCTGCAACAGCGAGAGCTGCAGCTGGGAACCCAAAGGCTTCGGCAGTGGCGATCTGCCCGGCACCGGTAACAGAAGCTGCGGGCGCCCCTACCGCGGGTTGGCCAAGGGCCTCAGCAGAGCTGACGCCTGAGCCCTCAACGGTGGCAGATACAGCAGGACTGCCTGATCCTTCCGCACTTGCAATAGCGCCTGCACCGATTACATTCGCAGAGGCTACTCCGCCAACTTCCGGTGCGCCGACCGCCTCAGTGCTGGTAATTCCTGCAGCCTGAATTCCCGCGGTTATCGTCGCATTGCCGAGAGCCTCGGTGGTGGCAATAGCCGAGCTGGCGATACCGGCTGCAAGTTGAGGCGAGCCCTC